CACATACGTCTATGAAATCCACCCTGTAGTAACTTAATACCGACAGCATCACAATATAATTGTAGGGTATTCATATAAGTTAAGGTGTTGATGATACCAGTACGAGTGACATCCATATAATCATAGTAGATATCTAGTACTTGGGATAGTTCTGGTTTTGCAGGACGCAATCGAGAAGGTGAGATCTGAGACATACACTGCCACCTTTGGATACCACAAGTTTCTTCATATCCAATTTCGTGGTTCTCTGCTACTTCGTCTCTTTGCCACGCAGACCAAAGTACAACAACATGTGATGGCAAATCGTTCTGGTGCTTACGTAAGAAGTTAATGGTATCACGAAAGATCTTACCGTTACATGCACCACAAGTAGCAAGGTTGACATAGTCAACCCCTAATTTATCTGCTAGTTTATATGTGAATGTGTGGGGTTCTTGATCCGGAGGATTTTCATGTCCTTCCAATTCGTCTCCCCATACGAAACTACATCCATTAGTCAGTAGATATGTTTTTTCCATTATTGATCCTGTCATGTTCATATAAAGCAAGGAATCCGTAATGGATAATTTTCATTAGATCTTTTCTATGATCTGCGGGAGTTCCTTTCTTGCCGTAACGTCCATTGTATTTATCAACATTTCCAAGAAAGAATCCCATGCCATGACCACGGTCAACAATTACTTCAGAGGATTGTAATCCACCTTGACCATAATGACCACCATAGGTGTTATCAATATAATCAGCAAACTCACGAATGAGGTTATTCTCATTGAATTTGTAATCTGGAGCATCAACAACATTGACTCTCTTGAGATCATCGGAATGCATATGGATTCTGGGTTCACCAAATTGCTTTTGGGAATCTTCTACAGTATCAAACGGGGGTACATGTGCTTTAACCATTGAACAACTCCTCATACAAAGTATCGATGTCATCGTTCTCGGTACGCACTTCTGTCATGTTAGACTTGTGGTAGATACCTGCAATCTTACGAAGGTGCTTCTTATCTACTCCATGGAGTTGATTTGTTACAGTTATAATATCTGTAATCAATTCTTTTTCAGCATCGACACGAGTCATGCTATTAGAGATCTCTTTGATTGCACTTGCAATCTTCTTCTTATCTTCTGGTGTTAATGTAATCATTCTGTTTCTATTTCCTCAATTAATAAATCACGCATTGCCCGTGCTTGTTTATCACGGGGATCATCTTTTCCATATCCGCAGAACTTGTATGCAAGGGTAATGCGTTCATCCCCTGCGTAGGCAGAATGCCAACAATGATCTTCGGGTTCATTTTCTGCACCAAAATAATAGTGCCTACATTGCCAACCGGCAACGTCTTGATGTGTAACTATCTCACCTGTCTTATTGTCTAGGTATCGGAAATATCCATTACCAGTAGACCAAGTAAACAGAACTTGATAAGCATTAGCATCATAGTTAGTATGCCATCCCACAAACCCGCCAGGCGGATAGTACGAAAGAAGTGCACTTGTGTGTGCACCAATCTCAGCGGCAAAGTCATATTTCACTCTTTGCATATAGTCTTTCCATTTAGGATCTATACGCACCATCTTAGAGATGGGTTGTGCAAAGTGCCGTTCTGGTGCTCCGACCAAGTGTGAGTTCATACATTCATCTAGATATTCTCTATCACAATAGTATTCACCTTTACTCCGATCTTCTTCAGAACTAAACACCCACGCACGTGGATCATTATGATCCGGATCCGACAGAAATTTATCAGAGAAACCGTTTAGAGTTTCGATCAACTCCTTGTTCCTAAGTTCAATTTCCATTAGACAACCTAAACAATAAGTCCACTAGTTGCTTCAATCCATGAAGATTCAAAGTCACCATTTGCTTTTACAACAAATAATACATCATAGAAATTCAATGCCTTTGGGTTTTCTATACCGGACATACAGACACCACGTCCAAATCCGATCTTACCATCTTCTGATCTTACAATCAAACGTGGATTCTCTACACTAACATATCCAGTGTTCAGTTCATTCAGTCGTGCGATATACTCACCGACACCAGTCATAACAGTGACAATGTCACCTTTTTTTAATTCACTCATCTTCTTCTCCGATTTTAATAAGTTTCCATTCATTATTTGGAAGTTGTTCCCATTGTAACATATCTCCCACCTTAAAGTCAAGCGTTTCCATCAATTCATCTGAAAACTCTATACACAATTCTCCGTCACTATCTTTGACGATTGGACACGTAAACTTCATCCTAAGAACTTCCCAGTCTCTACGTCACATCCTGCATCATCTACAACACGCACCTTTGGTTTAGGTTCCAGTGCTTCCATAACATCTGGGAAGTGAACCCCAACATGTTCCCAACACTTCTGTGCAACTTCCCTGTGCTCCTTCTGAGTCTCGATACCCATACGCAATTGACAATAGTGAATCCACGAACGTAACGATCCTGCCATATACAACGTAGTCTCCGTATTACCTTCGGGCAACAATACACGTGCTTGTTCCTTTGCGATACCATTATCTAGTGCCCAGTTATAATTCTTTTTTGCGACATTGATAACTTCACGTTGTTTCATGTTCCAGTCTTCTGCCAGACGGGAGTCATCTGTCTCAATAGATGCTTGTCTATTCTTGGCATCCTGCATACGTGCTTCTCTGGTATCGAAGTCTTCTGACTCTGCATACCTCTGTGAGAATTCTTGATATGAAAACGAGCGATGACGTAAGATCTGTCTACTGATATCACGAGTAGTCTTGATCTCTAAAGTCATATGCACCATCTCGAACGGTGACCAATGACCATGTTTAATCAGATACTTGATCAACCGTGGGGCAGTCTCATTATTACTTTGGTTAGCAGGATTAGATACACGTGCGGTATATGCAACTAATTCATTTGCATCCCATACACTGGTATGTCCTACGTTTGGTTTGGTTACACCAACCAGATTTACTTCACTCGTCATCATCAAACTCCTCACCTTTAAAATTTATTATTCCTTCCTTCTGGAAGTATCTTAGGCACATTTCTATTCCCTTTTGTTTACCGATATAGTATCCAAATACATGTGATATGCCCATACATAACATAAAGAACACTGTCATTTCCCATGGTTCCCATACTGACATCATAGTTTAAAGTCTCCAAACCTATTCTCTTGATTTAATCTTTGACCACTTGCACTATTATCGAATGCAGGGCCGTCATCTTCTTCACGATTCATAGGATTAGTATTCTGATCCACATCATACAAACGCATCTTGGATCTATCTACACCGACCACAAACCTACCATTAGCAACTGGATCATTGTATCGATTCTTCAATTGCTTTACAAGGATCTGTCTATTGTTTGACAATTCTTCATTTGAAATCAAGGCAAACATTAGATCGGCAGTAGCAGGTAGACCAAATGACTCAGAAGTGTCTTCCAAACCAACATCATCATTATTGTAACCACCACGAGTAGTTTGAGTTGCAGACACTATCGGCACATTCATTTCAACTGCCAATCCACGCAACTCTTCTGCTATCGACTTGATATATGTATATGAGTTGATAGCACCACCCATTGCTTTCATTCTAGCAGATGAGCAAATGTTTAGATAATCAATATAGATCATATCTGGCACAAAGTTCTTCTTGAGTTTCAACTCATTCAACAATGCACGGAAGTGAGATGCATTCGCACCCCCAGTCGGATACTCTTTAATAACCAACTTACCTTGAGTTTTCTTTCTGATCTTGTTTGCTTTGTCAACAAACATATCTTTAGAGAGATTCTCTAACTGATCAATTGCAACGTTCATTAGATTAGCATCAATACGTTC